TATAAAAGAACTACAACAACAACAACAATGATTAACGAAAATTTGGATTCTAGTTTAATTGGTAAAAAAAAAACAATTTCAAAAAAAATGATTAAAAAATCAGCCATTAAAAAAGGAAAATACACTGAAAGTGTTGTTGAAAACACAATAAAAAATAATGAAAATAATTTATCTGTTGAAAACGAATTTGAAAATATGTTAGAAAAATGTTCCGAGTTTATTTCTATGGAAACTTTTACTAAAGAAACCATTGAAAAAACAATTAAAGATATTTTACAAAATGAAAAAATAAGCACTAACAATCCAAACAGCACTAATAATCCAAACAGCACTAACAATCCAAACAGCACTAATAATCCAAACAGCACTAATAATCCAAACAGCACTAACAATCCAAACAGCACTAACAATCCAAACACTTCTTATGGTGGAGTATTAGACCACCTAGGTGACTATATAGAAGAACCGTTTCAAATATTAGAGTCTTATTTTCGTGGCCAATACCTTGAACGCCTTGTACGTCATCAAATAGAATCCTATAATCATTTTATTAATTATCAAATTCAAAGAACAATACAAATGTTTAACCCTCTCATCGTTCGTTCAGAGAATGACTATGTTGAACAAAAAAACAAATATATGCTGGAAATTCATATTAATTTTATTAATTTTAAAATGTATCCTCCGCAAATTTATGAAAACAATGGCGCTACAAAAACAATGTTTCCTCATGATGCTAAGCTTCGCAATTTTACTTATGCTTCTGCTATGGTTGTTGATATTCAAATTCAATACATAATTTGTAACACAACCTCGATGGATACCCCCCGTATTATAACTAAAATTTTACCAAAAATTAATATTGGAAAAATGCCAATTATGTTAAAATCTAGTATATGTGTCCTCACCCAATCAAATTACCTTGATCCGCGAATGATTGGTGAATGCCCCATGGATTGTGGTGGATATTTTATTATTAAAGGTTCGGAGAAAATTGTTCTTGGGCAAGAAAGAGCGGCTGAAAATCGCGTATATTGTTTCTTTGAAAAAAATACTACAAAATGGGATTGGTATGCGGAAGTAAAATCCGTTCCTGATACGAAATGTATTTCTCCTAAACAAATTGAAGTTCTTATATCATCAAAAAATAACGGATTTGGAAAAGGAATATATGTAAATGTTCCTAGAATTAAAAAACCGATTGAATTATTTGTTATTTTTCGCGCAATGGATGTACTAAGTGATAAAGCAATTTGTCAATATATATTATTGGATGTTGATCACGAAAGTAACGCCGAATTACTTAAACTTCTTCACGCCTCCGCAATTGATGGAAACAAGTATATGACAAAGGAAGACGCAATCCAACATATAACTGCGTATGTAGCCTATACACCAATTAATATGGAACGCGAAAAAGGACTGATAAAAAAACGCGAATTTGCTATTGAAGTTATTGAAAATGACCTTTTTCCTCATTGTAAAACAAAAACACAAAAACTTTATTATTTGGGATATATGGTTAAAAAGCTGCTTCAAACAAGTATGGGTCTTTTTCCCGCCGATGACCGAGATTCTTATGTAAACAAGAGAGTTGAATTAACAGGAACATTGTTAAACAATCTTTTCCGTAATTATTTCAATAAATTGGTTAAAGAAACGCAAAAACAGATTATACGTGAAATTAACAACGGATCATGGCGTTCAATGGATGATTTCGAAAATATTATTAATATGACAAATATTTACAAAATTATGAAGTCGACAACTATTGAAAATAGTATTAACCGTGCGTTAGCAACCGGCGATTTCAGTATTAAACAGTCCAATAGTTCGAAGGTCGGTGTAGCCCAAGTGTTGAACCGAATGACCTATATGGCGTCTTTGAGCCATTTGAGAAGAATAAATACACCGTTAGAAAATAGTGGGGAATTAATTGCCCCTCGAAAGTTACATAACACGACATGGGGATTCCTGTGTATTACGGGAGATACGAATATATTGCTCTCAAACTGTATGGACAGTCGAAAAATGCGGGATATGAAAGACGGCGATGCGGTAAATACTGTGAATAAAGAAACACTCAAAGATGAACCATCACGCATTCATTCATATTTCAGCAAAATCCCAGACAAATTGTTTGAACTTACTACTATTAGTGGACGAAAAATTAAAGCGACTGGTGAACACCCATTTTTAGTAAAAAATAGTGAAGGAAAGTATGTAATGGTTAGTGTGGAAAATATGAAAGCGGGGGATAAAGTAATTATACGACATATGACAAAACATATTCCTGACGAAAATCGAACGGTTGTATGTATTAATAGTACAAATGAGGATAATAATACATATAAAACAGAATTAATAAATAAAAAACTGGTCGGGGTTGAAATACCAATAAATAAATTAAAAATTATTGCTCGATTATTAGGTATTTTGAAAACAAGACGTGAATTATATGTATTTGAAATAGAGAACGCTTATCAAATCGTTGATGATATAATTGAGTTAGGGTTTAATTCTCCAAGTATTAAACGCGAAATGCGATTGATTAATGGTGATATGACAGTTGTATTTAAAGTTGAAAAAACGAAATTATTCGACTATTTTATTAAAATAATAAGTTGTGATGAAATAACCCTTCCACAATGGTTAATAAAAGCAGAACCAAGTATTAAACGCGAATTTATATCAGCGTTTCAGGGAAGTATTGGCTCAAGTATTAATATAAATATTATACAAAATACTAGTTTATATTATGTTACGGATAATTTTGATAAAACATTAACCCTTTTACAAGATGTTATAAATATATTTCAACTGTTTGATATTAACTGTAGTTTAGTAGAAAATAAAGAGACGTTTCGAATTGATATTAAGTTTATTAATAATTTAGATAATTTAATAAATTACGCCGATATAATTAATTATAGTTATAGTAATGAAAAAAGGCGTAATTCTATTATTAATATTGAATACATAAAATATCTTAAATATTATTGTATTTATAAAGAAGAATATTTAAAATACGATACATTTATTGAAGAAAACGCTTGTGAAAACGGATGTATTAGTGTTCCATTAGAGTCTATTATAGAAATTGAACCCGAACCAGTTTATGATTTTACAACCATTAGCGAAAATCACGACTTTGTAGCATCATCGTTTGTTATTTCGAATTGCCCGTCGGAGTCTCCCGAGGGGCAAAGCATAGGTATTGTGAAAAATATTAGTTATATGGCTCATATTACTATTCCAACTTCCAGTACGGCATTATACGATTTAATTCTTCCTCAACTAACCCAAATAAATGATGAAACTCCATCGAATGTATTTTATAAAAAACCAAAAGTCTTTATTAATGGTTGTTGGGTCGGAGTAACAGACCAACCAATTGAACTATATAATGAAATTAAAGACAAAAAACACCGTGGAATAATTAATATATATACATCTATTGTGTTTGATTTTAAATTACTGGAAATTCGTATATGTAACGACGGTGGCCGATTTACTCGGCCTGTATTGCGAGTTAAAAATGGCCGCGCAATTCTTACACACGATGTATTGGAAAAACTTGAACGAAAAGAAATTTGCTGGAACGACCTTTTAACTAATTGTCGTATTAACGAGTCGGTATTGGAATATATAGATGTTGAAGAACAGTGTCATTCAATGATTGCTATGAAGGCAAAAGATGCCTATATACAAAATTCATGCGCAAAAATAAATTATACTCATTGTGAAATTCACCCCAGTACAATATTTGGTATATTGGCGTCGTGTATTCCGTTTCCCGAAAATAATCAAGCCCCCCGTAACACGTATCAAACCTGTCAGGCAAAACAGGCAATTGGAGTATACGCTCTCAATTTCGACAAACGAATGGATAAAACGGCACATGTTTTAACTTATCCGTCAAAACCCCTTGTTGAAACGCGTTTATTGAATTTTATTAAACTTAATAATGTTCCTTCGGGACATCAAATACATGTAGCTATTATGACCTATACAGGTTATAATCAAGAAGATAGTATATTAATTAATAAAGGATCTATTGATAGAGGGCTATTTATGGAAACGCTTTATCATACTGAAAAAGACACGGATGAAAATATTATTCGCGACGAAATTATACGATGTAAACCCGACCCCGAAAAAACAAAGGGCGTCAAATTCGGCAATTATGACAAATTGGACGCTAACGGGTTTGTACCTGAAAATACATTTATTCAGAATCGCGATGTTATTATAGCAAAAATTATTCCCATCAAAGAAAACCGCAATGATCCTACGAAACCAATTAAATACGAAGATCAGAGTAAGATATATAAAACAGATGAAGAAACTTATATAGATAAAAATTACACGGGGCGTAATGGTGATGGGTATAACCAGGCAAAAGTGCGATTAAGAACATTAAGAAAACCCGTTATCGGAGACAAATTTTCGAGTAAAGCGGGACAAAAATCGACAGTTGGTCTCATCGTGGAAGAAAATAATATGCCTTTTACGAAAAATGGTCTTCGACCAGATATTATATTGAACCCTCACGCGATCCCGTCGCGAATGACAATCGCACAATTAAAAGAAACACTCCTGGGAAAAGTATTATTGGAACTTGGATTGTTCGGTGATGGAACGAGTTTCGGAAATATTTCAGTCAGAACCATCATTAATGAGTTACAACGAGTGGGATATGAAAGTTATGGAAACGAAATAATGTATGACGGAATGACTGGGGAGCAATTGGAAGCGAGTGTATTTATAGGCCCGACTTACTATATGAGATTGAAACATATGGTAAATGATAAAGTCCATTCACGTTCAACAGGGGCTGTGACAGGATTGACACGACAGGCTTGCGAAGGTCGTTCAATTAACGGCGGGTTACGTGTTGGGGAAATGGAAAAGGATGCGTTGCTTTCGCACGGAATGTCGAACTTCTTGCGAGACCGGTTTTATAATTGTGCGGACAAATTCGAAATATATGTATGTAATCGGTGCGGACTGAGTTCGATATATAACGATGGGTCGGCTTCAAAGAGTGGAAATGGACGCGGAGGAAAAGGTGGAGGCGATAGATATGGCAGTGATATGAATATACATTTGTGTAAAACGTGTAATAATACGACGGACTTTTCGAAGGTTCAAATACCGTTTGCTTGTAAATTGCTATTTCAAGAATTACAGGCGATTAATGTTGTGCCTCGTATTATTACAGAGGGGTAAAAGAATGTGTAAAAATGTTGTGAAATGCTGTAAAATGTGTTAGTAGTTGTATTTATTTAGTTTATAATAAACGAAATAAATATTTTTTACATATTTTGTGTTGTTGATTTATAAACTAAATAACAAATTATGTATATTTGATGAAATTGTTTATATTTAATTATTTGAAGTACAGTTTTACATTTTTCGTATTTTACGGCATTTCATAGTAGCATATTTATTTTTTTATTGTCTTTACATGTTTTTATTTGTGTAACAAGATTATTATTGTATTTTTTAGTGTATCTTTTTTTTATTTATTACCGCATATGTTATTTGCGGTATTTTGTTTTTTACCGTTTTTAAATTTACGGTAAAGTTTTACACCCAACCTCAAAATAATAATTACTTATATATTTATTTTACAATTTTAACCACTAATTTTTAAAATTATTTTAAATAAGGGTTAATTGGATCAACAGTAGTAAAAAAAGGTGTTTCTGGTGGTAAAGCTGTAATTTTTCTAGAATTATTTATAACTACCACTAAAGAATCCATATTTTTCGTCGGTGTGTATTGCGGTCTATATCCTACATTTCCACTACCACCACCACCACAATTATACGCCCCCCGGTTTCGAACACGAGTTAGGGCATTTCCCGCAGTTGAAAGACATACCGGCTTTTGTACAATATTAATATATGGTTCTTTAGTATGGCTTTGAGATTCTGTTAAACAACGAGTTAAGTTTTGTCCAGGTGTTTTACATCGACATTGGCTATCCCAAGTTCGTGAATGAACCAATACAGGATTATCAAATTTGCCAGAAAAAGAATGGCATTTCCTATCAACTGTATTTGTCGAATTTCCATCTATAATATCTTTGGAGTTTACAATCGTTTGTTGTTGTAACGCGTCGACGGAGTTGATTGTTGGATCGGTCTTTGAAAATATGAATCCCGCGGGTTGTTCTAAAACTTTGCCGATTAATGCCGACTTAGCGGTTGCCCCTGCCCCTCCAACACTATTCCCCCCTAATTCATTTCTATATATTTTTAAAGGCATAGACCGAAATAAATTATTTGGTTGTATTTGTGTTTTTATTAAACCATTTTTTTGACGAATAGGGTATCGTTGATGAAATATATCGGTTTTCCAATGAAAAAGTGGCTGTTGAAAAGTGTTTGAAGCAGGGTTAAACCCATACAAATTATTTAAACCGGTCGAAATCATATAAAAAATGTGTTATATATTGTTTATTTTATATTCATACACCACAAAATTTCACTCCCCACCCCGCCGCCGTCACTACCCGCCGCCGTCACTACTATTCATACAACTATTCAGTTATAGTGTTTTATTACACAAGGACAACAGAATTGGAATTATAGAGGTTAAATCATTGTTTTGAACTATATGAACTATTTCCGGCGATTCATATAATTTCCTTTTTTCAATCAACCATTGCCGATAATAATAATCACAACCTTTTAAATAATCGATACTAATTCCTGTTTTACCGACTTCGCCTTCTCTAGCCCTGGTTTGTACACGTTCAAAACAAATTTCGGGGGGTATGTCTAAGAAAATAGACATATATAACGGGTATTGGTGATTTTTATACAATAATTCGTATATTTGTTTTTCAACGGGGGATATATGGTTGGAATCTTTTAACATTTGAGTAAATATATTGCGTCCGGCTTCAACTGAGCGTTCACTAACAATTACCTCGACTTCCGGGAATTGTTTAACAGTTTCTTCAATAAGTTTTTGTTGAGTGGAGAATGCCATTATTTGAAAAGCAAACGACCATTTTGCGGGATTTTCATAAAAGAGCTCAATCATATTTTTACCGCTATCAGGGTCAATAGTTGATTCCCAAACATCAACTGGTTCTTTGAGAAATACAATCCGTTTCTCCAATTCCGTCTGTTTAATATATTCCTTCATTTCGTTTATAACAGTGGATTTACCAGCACCGATATTTCCTTCAATCGAGATGAATTTAATGGCGGAACGAAGAGTTGAAAACATATTATATACGAATTATACACGGTTTAAATTAAATATAACCTAAAGTATAAACCCCAATCAATTTTTTACACATTAAAAACGCCTATTCTATTATAGAGACAAAAGATAATTTATTTAAAGATAATATGTTTAAGTATATATGAGAGTAAATATTTTAAAATATAAAATATATAAATTATGACAGAAGGATTTATCCAAAAAGCAATACAAGTTCACGGAGATAAATATGATTATTCAAAAGTTGAATATGTAAAAAACCTAAAAGAAGTTATTATCATATGTAAAGAACACGGAGAATTTTTACAATTACCAAGAACACATAAAAGAGGTAATGGTTGTCATGAATGTGGTATAACAAACAGTTCTAATGCGCGAAGATTGACAACAGACGAGTTTATTGAAAAAGCAATACAAGTTCACGGAGATAAATACGATTATTCAAAAGTTAAATATGTAAAAAACCTAAAAGAAGTTATTATCATATGTAAAGAACACGGAGAATTTTTACAATTACCAAAAACACATAAAAGAGGTAATGGTTGTATTAAATGTGCTAATAATTATAACTATACTACAAAAGAATGGATAGATAAAGCAATAGAGGTTCACGGAGATAAATATGAATATTTAAAAGTTAATTATATTAGTAATAAAAAAAAAGTAATAATAACTTGTAAAGAACACGGTGATTTTGAACAAATAGCAAAAGATCATTTACACGGTGGTTGTATTAAATGTGCTAATAAATATAATTATACTACAAAAGAATGGATAGATAAAGCAATACAAGTTCACGGAGATAAATATGAATACTCAAAAGTTAATTATATTAATAGTAAAAAAAAAGTAA